CGTACAACGTGCAATGACTGAAAACAAGAGTTGGGGTCTGAGTCGCAACATTCGCAAGTATGGTGCTGAGGCTTTTATCGTTATGTTGGTAGATGTAGTACGCGGTAAGGCTGAGGCTCACAAAGTTGAGACTGGTCTTATCAATGAATTGCAACCCGCACTTAACACTTTTGGAGTAAAGTAATGAATGAAAACATCGATATCCTGATACAATCTACTGCAACAATTTTAGATCGTGATCCACTAGATCAAACGGAAGATACGTATAGTATCCTACTTAAGTTCACGCAAGCCCTCGCTACAGAGTTAGGTGAGATCCTAGTGAAAAGTCCCTACAACGAAGGGGTTCTTATGTACTTTGACGAGAAAATTGCTCGCTACGAAGTTAAGAAGGCAGTTGGATTAAATGGATAACGTAATGAAAAATCGGTACGGAGATGAATATAGTTTTGTCAAGGTCGATGACAATACCTACACTATTGCCGGTGACTTGATGAATTGGCGATTTGGAGGATGTCAAGGCCAAGAACAAATGGACTTCAGTAACTTAGGTTTTGTTGACCCTAGCGGTGGTCCGTTTATTCAACTAGGTGCAAGTATCGATGGTCGCAAGATCAAGCGCATCTCCGCATCCGGGGACTTCAACAAGATGCCCACTATAATGTTTGAAGTTGAATGACGAAACCTATATAGGACATTAAACCCAACTAAATATTTAGTTGGGTTTTCCATGATATACCATAATACCAAGCACAATATTTTTTATTATCCTATATTCAGATGCGGTAGCAGTATCCTTCGCGATATCTCATCACAATATGATGAACTAGTAGAGTATCACGATGACGAAGGATTCAAACTTATAGACCTTAATCGTGAATGTCCTATCTATGTAATTTATAGAGATCCCGAGACACGTTTTAAAAGTGGATTACAGATAACTATCACGAGGTTTTTACCCTGCGATATACCACCGCAGTCAAGATACGTTGATCAATTCTTGGATGAGGGACATGATGTTTCCTTTGAAAATGCTATGGGGTTTTTAGATAATGTTATCACTACAGATATCCCTAAAGTTTCTGGATCCTGGCAAGGTAAGATTATGCGACCGTTCCATTTATATGACTCACACATCGATCATATGTTATGGAAGATACTGATACTCAAGGCATATGACTATAACGTTGTGCCCTTACCTATCAACAAATATGACAGTCATCTGGCTCCGTTATATCCTAAAGCATATAACGATATATTAAAGTCGCATGACAGGCCTGAAACTTTCAAACACAACAATAAGAGAGCATTAAGACTCTGGGATATCTATAAAAAAGTTTTTATAGAAAATAAATATTTTCAGAACAAAACACAGAGACCGCATATCTCTTTTAAAGAGTGGATGGATGAAGAAAGAAAAGTCTTTGCTACGATAGAAAAATTTAAGTCTGCTGCTACTTTTAAATTCGCCTGTGACAAGATGATAACGAAATTATTTGCGAACAAAATTTATTTTGAAGATATGTACTCGCCGTCATTAGAAAGAATTCATGAATTGTTAGATATATTACATCGTCATAAAAAACCTTTAAAACAATTTGAATTATTTCATAAAACATATAGGTCTATCTCTGTACAAACGGATGAATTTCAAAGTGGTCAATACATAGAAAACGATAAGAGGAGAAAATAAATATGCCGGTGTTAGGTGTATGTGGTGATAGTTGGTATGCAGCCACGCAAAATATTGAAAATAATCCAGCATGCCATGATAGTGAAGGAAAGCATTTTAGTGAGATCCTTGCTAATAAATTAGACTATATGTTATTCACGCTGGCGCGCGGTGCCGCAAGCAATAGTTGTATACGATTGCAAATAACTGAAATGGTAAAGAGAAAAGTAGACTTCATATTGATAGGTACTACCTCTGTTAACAGGATAGAATATCCATTGTATCATGATAGAGAATATGATCCTAATTTAGGATTGTTCAACATCAATTACACATTTCATCCTGATCAAAGTTCTCAATATTTTTCAAAAAATAAAGAAGTTTTAGCAAGCGATACGTTGACTAACATTTTTGGTAACAAGAATAATCATGCCCCTGTGCGTAGCGAAGAACAACGTGAAGCAATAAAGAATTATTATCTAGAAGCATACGATGACAAATTCAGAGAACAACAAGATTCGTGGATCATAGCAAGCGGTATACAAATGATACGTGATGCGAAAATTCCCTATCTTTTGTTAGGACATCCTTGGCTAGAGCATGCGGGATACTTCAAGGATTCTATCAGAGATGTATTATATGATGCTGAAAAGGGTATAATTCCCTGGACTTATGGAGTCACTAGCGCACCCCATGCGACACGTAGATGGCATACGGTCGATGAGACACAAGTGATTGTAGCAGAAAAATTGTATAAGTACATAACCAAAAATAAGTTATTGACACTTGCCCAAAATACTTTACCTCAGACCAGTTCCAGTTTATGATACAAAGATTGATTAACTTTAAAGGAGATGTCCTTGTCTACTCTAGAATCTACACAACGCCCGGTCGTTAAGTTTGATCCTAGCAACCCAGACCATCGTAAGTGGTTGGGCCAATTCACTACTAATCTGAGTTGGGGTAACTGCCCTGTCAGGTTCAGTAATGAGGGATATGGTAACACTGTTGCGCAAATGCAACAGCGATTGATACAGTATTACGTTAGCCAAGAATTTAATAAATAACTCTTGACAACAGGAACCAAATCCTGTAATATAATGGGTATGAAAACTGAACGCATTTCTTTCGTTATCAAGGCCCCTAAGAAGCGTGTCCACAAGGCACTTTTCGACAGGGAGTGTAACTTTCGCGGCAAGCGCCAGGACGACAAGCACGCCTACAAGCGCAAGCCCAAAAACAACCGCTGGGACATTGAATATGAGTACTGACCGTACACAGGAAATTCGTGACCTACGGGCTCTAGGATATGATACTTATACCATAGCCCGTAAACTTGAGTTGACGGTTCCCGAGGTCGAGAAAGTGATCTATGGGACTGATGAAGCGACCGATGATTCCTTGGTATTTTGGGCTAGTCAGCACTACTAAGTTGTTGTTTTTAAACAACATTTTTCCGTAAAAAATCCGTAAATTTCCGTAAAAAAGGCTTGACTTTGGGTCAGCCCGGTACTATAATATACATATAGTCGAGATTAAGGAACAGATATGAAAATCGTTATCACTACTCAAGTCCGCGAAAATTACGGTGACGCTAACAAGCCCTACTGGAAGTTCAAGGGCGGCGACACTTATGTTGTACCCGATCTCTCGGTCGAGCAGACCCTCAAGGTCAAGGAGTATGGAATCCCTACTCTCAGGGCATTGATTGAAACCCGCACTCAGGGTTTCGAGGAGTATGTCGTTGATTGGAGTATCCTCGATGATGACGCTACTGTGTCCGAACCCTGGGAAACGCCCTATAATCTGTATTGGGAGCAGGGTCGTTGGGTCGCCCGTCGCATCGTTGAAAACGGTGAGTACGGATACATGCGAGCCGAGGTCGCTAGCAAGGCTGAAGAGTATGTTATGCTAATGGCTGGTGGTCGTGAGAATTATGTTGCTGTCTATACTATGCGCAACGGTGATGTTGTGAATAGTAAGGATGTGGAAGTTTATTTAACTAAGGCTGCTTAAGGAGAAAATCATGGATATCAAAGAAATCAATAGTGCTATCATGTTCGGTAATCTTACCAATGACGAATTGAATTCGATTGGTGATGCTATTCGCTATCGCCGTAGTCAATTGACTACCCAATCGCGCCGTAGTCTTAGTCTCGGTTGTACTGTGAAGTTTACGAATAGCCGAACTGGACAGTTGGTTACTGGTAAGGTTGACAAGATCAACCGCAAGTTTATTATTGTTAATGCAGGATTTACTCGCTGGCGAGTGCCCGCAAATATGTTGGAGGCGGTATGATCGCTAATTTGATTATCATAGCCAGCCCGATCATATTGATGGGCTTGGCGATTATTGTAGCAGGTGAGTTTTAATGGAAGCACATTCATTAGATGTTTTAGCAGAACGGGTTGTACGTGACGGAAAGGTCGCGGTACTGTATAGCCCTGGCTTCGGCGCAGGCTGGAGCACTTGGGGCGATTCGGAATTCCGTGATCGTCTGCTGTTCGACCCGGAAGTTGTAGCCTGGGTTGAAGGTGGCAAGGTTGGTTCGTTGCCGGATTTGGAAGCCAAGTACGGTGTGGATCATTTTTACGACGGTGGAGCCAGCGATCTAATGATCCGTTGGGTACCGATTGGTTCTCGGTTCCGTGTGCATGAGTACGACGGATCGGAGAGTGTGGTTTTGTTTGAAGAGGAAGATTGGGTGTTAGCATGAGCAAGATGAGTGATTTGAATATTGAAATTCAGGACCAATTGGTCTCGGGTACGGACCCTGTACAGGTGGCGGAACGTCTCAAGATTCCCCTAGAATGGGTCACGGCCACATTGGAATACATGAATGAGTCGGACGAACCGGACCTGTCCTACTCTGAGGAACTGTAAGTTGTTGTTTTTAAACAACAAAATATCCTAAAAATAGTGGATAAAAAGGCTTGACTTTGGGCGCCCAAGGTACTATAATAGTTACATAGAGTTGAGAAACGGAGATTACGAAATGGCTTACATGAATCAAGAACGCAAGGCAAAGATCGCAACGGTGCTCAAGCCCATACTCGCAAAGTACGGTGTCAAGGGTTCGCTGAGTGTCCGAAATCATTCTAGCATTGTACTGACCCTCAAGTCAGGTAAGATTGATTTCATCGAAAACTACATTAAGACCGATGCCGAAAAGCCCTACGCTAAACACTTTTCGGAAGATCAGGTTGCGTACATTCGCAAGAATCAATCGATTGACGTTAACCCCTACTGGTTTCAGGAGCACTTCAATGGTGTTGCTAAGGACTTCTTGACTGAGGCTTTCAAGGCACTTAAGGCGGCTGACTGGTATGATGAGTCTGACGCTATGACCGATTATTTCAATACGGCTTACTACGTTGACCTCAATGTCGGCAAGTGGAACAAGCCCTACGTGGTTACTGCTAAGTAATATAGTAGGAACAGGAGAATTAAAATGAAACAATATTGGATGCTTTGCAGACTTAAAGATGAACCGGGCGCAGGTACGACCCGTGTCTACATCATGGCTGATAATCCTTACGCGGCGACTCAAATGTTGAAAGCCCAGTATGGCAAGTTGCTGATTAGCGACTATGCGATGCCGGTATAAAGAATTGGGTAACAAAGTGGTTGACATTGGCTCCCCACTTTGTTATACTAATCTTGTAGTATATAACTACATGTGTGTTTAACTTTAAACTTGATGAGGTAATTTATATGACGACTACTCTGTATACTGTTGTTGGTATCACTGTTCACAATGGCAACGCTAAGGTGCGTTTCACTGATGACATGGCTCGCCGTGTCAAGCAGTTCACGAAGGGTGGCGCGACTCGCGTTGACTTCGTTACGCTCCCCAATGCTATGGGAAAGATCGAGGCTCTTAAGTACATGCTGACTCTTAATGAGTTCGCAAGTGCTGAGGATCAGGCTACGATCAATGATACCCTCAGTGATCGTGAGAAGGAGGCCCGCAAGGGTGAAGTGAAGGTCAAGGCATCTACGGCTAAGCCTTCTCTTGACGCTATTAAGGCCCGCGGCAACAAGTCTAAGACTACTGTTGCTGACGTTCTTGATGCGGTGAAGTCTGCTGAGTAATCAGTAATAACAAACTGATTTAGGTTAGGCCCCGCAAGGGGCCTTTCCTATTACAGACGAGGAAATTGTCTATGTAAGTAATTTAAATTTTGACGATCTGGCATACGTTCATACCAGCCCTTTCCTTCATACACATTGAGTATATTCTGGAAATATTCTTCATACATAGGGGCGACATGTTCTAGTGTAAAGTTCTCGGCCCATGTACGACAGTTTTGTGGTTTGATGTTAGTGATGTTCTCTGTAGCCCAAACGAAATGATCGAATGTGCGACAACGATATCCGGTCACACCGTGTAGGTTGTTTTCAACAAACGAACCCCAATCTGTGGTAATAGTCGGAGTGCCCGACATTAGCATCTCAATCTGTACGCCACCAAATGGTTCTATATACATGCTAGGCACATATGCACCTTTAGCATTAGCCATTAGTTTCTTTCTAGTAGGTACATCGGCATAGCCTACGAACTCAACGTGTTTTGGAAAATGCATGTCATCAGGCTTCTGTCCTGCGATAACTAATCGTTGACCTGCGGCTTCACTTGCTTGTATCGCTACATGAACACCTTTACCTGAGTACACACGGCCAAGATATAGCATGTAATCTTCTTTTTGATCATTGAATGTAAAATCATCTGTATCGAAATAGTTCGGAATCACTACATCATACCAGTCAGATTTGCAAGTGCCCACTCCCTGCATTCCATAGTAGGCATGCATGATAGCATAACTTTCAAATACTTTCCAACGTGCCCAATGTCCGCCGGCATATCCTATGCCAGGTTCAACTACTATCATATCATGTTGATGTGCATCACAGATAGCACGAACGCCACTACCCCAGAAGGGTAATATGAAATCGTTCTTTTGCTTGCGCTTACCTATCTCACGTATAGCGTTAGCATAGAAAGTTTGATAAGCATGGTCTGAAGTATTGTAGGTAAAGAAGTTTTTACGCCAATCATAATTGCCGTATGCTTTTTCTAAATCTTTATTAGTTAGTACTGTGACATGTTCATCACAGACGAGGTCTGATTCCTCATGACCATAATGGATGATCTCATGGCCACGGGCCTTCATCATCTTACCGAACTTAAGAACTTTTTGAGTATATGCACAAGCATTATATTCTTTGCTTGTGACCGTATGTGGTAAACCTAGTATATGAAATCTCATACGATTACTTATACTAGGTTACCTGTCAGTCAAAAATTAATTCAAGTTAACCCACGCTGATCCATTATATCCTGTGAAACTTGAACTACCTGAAACGAACACAACCATACCCGCTGCCGGAGAAGTGATTGCTGCGTCTCTTGCGCCTGCTGTTGCGTATACCGGTAGTTGGAATGGAACAGTTGAAACAGCGACAGACACATTCGACACTGCGAATGCGTTTGATACACCGCTTACGCTCATGCGAATCTTGTTATTGTTACCGTCAAGATTCATGATTTCGTCACCACCGTTAGTGATAACTTCAACGTT